GCAATTAACGCATCAAGATAATTACTGAAGTGCGTCCACTGGCGGTTGTTGGCCACCAGCGGCTTCAGCTTGCTGTACAATTCCTTGTCCACCATTTCCACTAAATCCTTGTTCACCCGGTATTGGTGATTGTCCTACACCCATTGTTCCACCACCCGCACCTGTCGGGTCCATAACGTCCGCACCAGCAGGAGCAGCAGGTGGTCCTTCTGGAAGCGGTGCTTGGAACCCTTTGAGTATCTCAGCCTGCAGGGCGGCTTCATTCATATTGTTCACAACTTTGTCGGGGTCAAGGTCCATAGACTTTGCAATCTCTGTGATTACATACTGGAACTTGGCAAACGGTGCGAGGGCTGGGTTGCTTGCAATCTGCAGGAACTGCATGAGACGCTGACTGCGAATCTCATTAGCCATCAGGCTTTCAGTACCACGTGCCTTTACCTCAAGGTCGCCTTTGAGTTCAGGGTCAAAGTCAAACTGCATGTTGAACCGGAACAGTCCTTCACCTAGCGGACGAAGCAGATAGTCGTCCACGTTCTTGATGACACTCTTGATAGAACCCTGTGCTGCACCCATCAGCATGGAGATGCCACTGGCTGTACGGCCTACGCCGGACACGCCGGTCTGTCCATGTGCAAAGGATGGGAAGCCAGTGCTTTCATCTGCCAGCACACGTGCCTTATCAAACATCATCATATTCTCTTGTGACACATTTGGATACTTTGTGCCAAAGATAGCCTGACCCGGCGCACCGCCCTGACGACGGAATACCTTGCCCGGATATACGGACAGGTCTTGACCAGGTACGAGATTTGTTTCATCAACCTCAATAAGCAGGTTGCCTGACAGTACGGCATTGTCAACAGCCATACGCATGAAGCCGTTCATCAGTGTCTGCGTGTCGTCCATATTCTCTGCAATTCCTACACCAAAGAAGCTGTAAGGATTGAGTTCATACGGTGCAGCCATGTATGGAATCTTGGACGGCTTGAAGGGATTAAGCACCAGACGGATCAGCTTGCCATTACATACCCATGCGTTGGCTTGCAACTCGTCAAACTCTTGGAAGTCTTTGGGAATGTCAACGCCCTGCTCTATAAGCATCTCGACATCGACCATGCCCCAATACTCAAGAACCTCAAAGCGGTCAATGCCATGCTCTGGTGCATAGTCAGACAGGTCATCTTCCCAATACTTCTTGGTGTAGTTTTCACCACGAGAGATGACCTCATCAATGACGGACGCACGGAAGTACGGACGCTTCTTCAGAGAACGTAGCTGAGTACGAGACATCTTATGTCGTTCAATGACAAACTGTGCCTCGTCCATGTTATTGGCATCAGGGTCTGGGTAGAAGTTCCAGACAGATACGTGGGATACTTGCGGCACCGTCTTGAAGACTGGATCGTACTCGCCATCGTCATCCCAATTTGGATACTCTTTGTCTACAGCAAACGGACCCTTCATGACGCCCGTGCCAAACAGTGCCATCTCGAATGCTGTGCTGCGCAGATACTTGGTAGCACTAGACTCTTCAAGCTGGTCGTGAATCTTCTTTTGCATCTTCTTGGCCGCAATCATTGCAGGGCTGAATGTAACAGCTGTAGGTGTCGCGCCCGGACCTTCCTTCAGTTTATCCTGAACAGGGTCCAGCTTTTCCTGCAGTGGGCCAAGCATGTCCATCAGGGTCTTCTCTGTAGCACCCGCTGGAAGCTGCATACCGTCACCTGCAAAACCGTAAGGGCTTGCCATCTCTGGGCCAGCGGCACCCATGTCAGGTGCTTGTGGATCAAAGTGTACGTTTTCTACGACACCCTCTGGGAGTTCTGTAGGTTCGATAGACAGAGGGAAACGGCTATTGGCAAACAGTACGTCAGTAATCTGGCCATACGCTGCCAGCGTTTTGGTCTTGGTAATCTTAATAAAGACGCGAGACTTTTCTGTTTCGGTGAACTGAACATCTGGGCCATACAGACCACGGTAGTTGCGGTACGCTTTCAGCCAGCGGTCCTCGTCGTTGTACCGATAGTCTTCGGCCTTGTTGTATCGGTCCTGAATAAAATCAATGATGGAAGATACGCCAATATCTTCGGCATCACTATCATCAGAGTCATCCAGTGCGATTGAATCGTCTTCGATCAGAATGTCATCTTCTTCCATATTAATTTCCTTAGTATCCGAATGTGGAGTCTGCTACCTGCATACCACCTGATGGGCGTCCCATAGGATCATAGTCAAATATACTAAACCTTGGTCTTGACATTATACCATATCTTAGGGCATCATACAAGTGGTCTTCACTATGTGTGTCAATGTCCTCTGGATTCTTTTTATCAATCGGGAGGGCCGGTAACTGTGATATGACATTTGTGCAGCTATTAAAGAATACAAGTCTAGGTTCCTCTGTAAATTCGTCTACCTGCAATCGTCTGTGTATTTCATTCTTACCAGCCACACGACTACCTTTGCTTCTGTCTGATGGACGCCAACGACACCCTTTCATAATCATCTGTTCTGCCAAGCTAGGACCAGTATCGCCGCGCTTATGCCAAAGAGAACTATCAAGGACACCGTACTTAATATTGCCATCACCTGACTCAAGTTCCAAGATTTGTTCTGCCAAATCCGTCGCCAGAACTTTTGACACGTAATGCTCACGGTATACAATAAGTTGCTCAGAAGGACTAACAGCAAACCACAGAACCCCGCTGTATGAACCATAGCCATAATCACAAGCCCTAAACTTAACCCAATTATTAGGAATGGGGAAAGGATCAACCACATGAATAGTGCGGTCAAACTCCGTAAAGGCTGCACCCTCTTTAATATCCCAATCACCGTCAAGAAGTTGCCTTCTCTGTTGCTCTGGTAGTGACAGAAGCATTGCTTCGTAGTCACCTGATTCGGATAGGTAAGGATTGTCAGCAAGTCTTGCGGGAATAAATCGCCGCTTGAACAAAGGCTTTCCTGCCTTTTGGTGTCCGGCAGGATATCGCAGCACTTCGTTAGTTTCAAGGTCTGTTGCATCAAACGCCTTATTGTACGGGGCTGGATCAATAAACATCTTCTTGACCCAGTGATGCCCCCGTCCTCCGGGGTTAGTTGTAGCCCTCATGAAGATGGGCAAGTCAGGTGCAGTGGACCGTAGACGAGATCGCATGTAGTTCCATGCGTATGGTGTGGCCCATTGAGTCAACTCGTCAAAGCCTATCCAGCTAAATGCCAGACCCTGATAACGCAAGACATCATCATCTCTGTCGAGATATGACATCCACAACCTTGCGCCAGATGGCGCGGTCCACTGCATCTTTCGTTCTGACCACTTAATGCCTGGCCAGATTTTTGGGTACAACTCCTGCGACTTGAATATGAGTTCCCTCAATTCTTCCGTTGTGTGTCGTAGCAGGAGTCCACTAAACTGCGGATGTCCCATGTAACGCAGTGGGTCAGCAAGCATTGCATATGACTTACCGCCCCCTGCACTGCCGCCGTAAAGAACTTCACGTTCCGCTGCGGCAAGAAACTCTGTCTGTGGTCCGGGGTTGGGCTTGAACAGTACGTTAGCATGTTCTTCAATAGCTTCTGTTTCATATGAAACATCTTCTATGCTAACCGTTGGCTTTTGCTCCGGTTCTTTCTTCTTCAAGGGCTTTCGCTTTGGCGATTGCCTTTTCCGCATATTCTGCCCACTTGCGGAGGCTTGCAGCTTGGTTCTTACGTTGTTTTTCATTACCTAACCGTTTTCTCAATCCTACGTGGGATATGTATCGTCCAGTATTTGCACTCAACCAATTGGCCACCTCACGGTAGGAATACTGATTTACGTGCCTACGTGCCTTCTCAAGCAAGTCCAGTTCAACTGGAATAGGGTCAAGAATGTCGGGGTCTTCTTCGTTTTGCTTATAGCCGAATGGGACAGTCCTTGCAATGCGAGGTATCTGCACCCACTCGTTTTCTTCTTTAATGTCGGTTGGCTGTGGTAGCTTCCACCGCCCTGCGCTTCGTGTCATCGCTTTTTGCGGTTGTCCATAGTTGACAGAACCATACCGCCTTTACGGAAGTCTTGTGTGCCAGTGCGGGATTTTTCTGTTTTTTTAGGGCGATATTTTTCTGGGTCTAATCCCGCTTTCATTACTAACTCTAAACTAGCATCTTCTGCCATAGACTTACCGTAAAACGCAGAAATAGCTTTGTAGTCAGAAAAAGAAAGTGGCTTTGATAAATCGTGATTATATGCTGGAGGTTTAAAACTTTCTTTATACTTTGCATAATCCTCTTTAGTTACAGATTCGCCATGTTTTTCTTTATACGCTTGGGACTTTTTTCTCTTTGCTTTATCCAGTGCGGCATCTTGCGGAAATTTAAATTTTCTACTATCCAAATCAGACATCAGTCTTCCTCCTCTACTGTGGCTTTCGGTGGCATCAGCATAACACCGCCAGTTGCTTCCACCTGCATCTTCTCTGTCTTCACAAGACCTACGCGGTCAAGCAGTTCCTTGGCTGCAGACATCTTGTCACGAATGCCAAGTTCAGTTGGGTCATACAGTGCGCCTGTCATAGCCATTGCAGCCTTTGGGGCATTACGTGCCATATACATCTGCGTAGCCTCAAGAATTTCTTCTTTCAGACCCTTGATTATAGCAGTCGTGCTAGAGGTTTCAGAGTAACCTGCCATCTTCTTGGCAAGTACCATGTCACCACCTGCGTCCTCAAACAGTACCTCAAGGAACTTCTGCTGTCTTTCGTTTAGCTGTCTAGCCATTTCCACTCTTCCTCGTTATATGGCCACATCAGAACTCTCCGTTGTGCATGGCATTAGCCAACTTCACTGCCCGTGATTTTACCTGATTTGCCCACCTGCTGTCAAGCATTTCTTTTGCCGCGATGTCAAATTTATTTTCGTGGACAGCTGCCCACATCTTTTTGAACTTACACAAACGCGGCACACCCATGTTGAAAGCCATATCTACCAAGATAAGCTGACGTACAGCGTCTAATCTGTCTACGCAAGGGTGCGCACGTAACAGTTCATCTTCGACAATCTGTACGTCATTCTGTGCGAGGTACATGGCATCAGCCTCACTGATACCGTCAGAGTAAACATATTCAATGGACGGATAGTCCATCCAGTCCAGTTCATCCTTGCTGATACCACGATCCTCAAGATTCCTACCAATTCCAATTGTGTCAATTCCTAGAGAGTCTTTATACACCTCTAGGCGCAAACCTTCATGTGCAATAAGTTTCTCAATCAAATTCTCGGTACGGTATTTCATCTAAACCTCTATCTTCTTTTTCTTGCGACGAGATTCTTTAAGATTCGGCCCTTGACTCGTACCCTTCTCATCTCCGGGTATTCCTTGGTATTCAAATCTGCCCTTACCTTTACCTGTGAACATTTCTTGTTCTTCTATTCCGCGCTGAATAGGTTTTACTTTAACAGCATCTTTTGCTTCGTCTAATCTCTTTTTTTTGCGATTGTAGTGTCTCTGTTTAGGCGATAAAAATAAACCTTTCTTACGAAAGTCTGTGTGTCCGAATCTAATCATCATTTTTCGTGTCCCATCCAAACTGCAAAGGCACCTGTCATGGCACCAGTTACTACACTAACTAGACCCGCCTGTGCGTTGGTTGGGTCTGGTAGCGTCATAAACCACTCCACTACCCGCCAAGCGGATATTGACATCATAATCATCATCAAGCGGGGCAGTATCTTCCACTTGAGTAGTCTTTCCATTGTTACTTCGGCCACGGTTCTTCCTCGCTTGCTCTTCGGTAGTTCTGTCGTGCATATGCCACATCTTCAACTGGACTACCTCTTACCAAAGAATTTTGTAGCACTGCGTACACCAAAGCTGGCAGCAACAATAACACCAAGGCTATATTGATACCATTCTGGCATAGCTTCAAGCTGTGCAAAGCCATTCTTTACTACTTCTTCCATACCTGGAATGAACGCAAGAATGAGAGGAATGCTGAACAGAATCGTAAGCCATTCGTCTTTCCACGAGTTGGCAGACCCTTTAGCCATTTCCAAATCCCAGTCAATTTCGCCAGTAGCTTTCTTTTCCATGATTGTAGCTTCTGCTTTAGCTTTTGCCACCTTTGCAGAAGTTTCAGCTTTAGTCTTTTCAACTTTTCCATTTAACCAAGTCCCTGCTAATTCAGCTACTGGTCCCATCAGTAGATTCAGCATATTTCACCTCTATATAACTTTGTATCAGTGCCAGTCTATCTTCCCAATCCGGCACGTCCTCTTTCAGTAGCCTAATGCCATTAGCTTCTGCGGAATCTTGCAGTCTTTTTTGCAATCGCTTTTGGCTGTCGTACAAATTGTTTTCCAGCACGTGTGCCTTTCCTCTTTGCTCGTGTCGTTGCTGCATACTCTGCAGAACTCAGTGACTTGATGGCTTTCTCTGGAAGATACCTCTCACCTGTCTTGCCAGAAGGTTTGCCAGACTTAGTGCGCCACTTCTGCTTCGTCCAACGCTTTAGACTCTGTTGTGATTTAGCGAGTGTCATTATAATCTTCCCTGTGCATGTAGTGCCAGCAATACTATGCTTCCAAGAACGCCTAATCCTACAACGAACAAAAACGCAATGATAGATATTTCAATATACTGCTTGCGTTTGCGCTTGGCTTCTTCTTCTGCTTCTCGCCTTGCTACACGTGCCTTTGCCTGAAACTTCTGCCAGTCTGACCACAGGCCCGGACGGCCCAAGTATATCATCATCTGGCGAAGCTGTTCTTCCTGCTCACGTATCTGCTCAAGGGCCATGAACTCTTCTAGGTCGTTGCCACCACCCTTTTTGTTGGCTTTCTTTTCTAGAGTTTCTTTGGCACCGACAAACTCGGCAATGGCACTGCCAGCAGCTGCTATCTCTTTACCATTCTGTACAGCAGTCTTGATAACTGCAAATGCGGCATTAGCTGCGGCGAGTTCGGCAAGCATCAGTACGTCTCCATATCTTTAGGTATTAACTTGGGCAAGCAGTATGCTGTAATGTTCTCACCCTGTTTATGAAGTTTCTGTGCATACCAGACACAATCATTCAAGTCACGGAAGTACATGTCCTTACTGACTTGGGTTTTACCTTCTCCTACTCCAAGAAAGACGAACAGGAGAAAGGCGTGTTTCATTGTTACTTATAGCCGCCCCCTGCTGCCTTGTATTCTCGTGCCAGCATCTGTGCCTTACGTGCTGACCACTGACCGGGCTTACCACCCTTGCTGCCAGCTTTAATCTTTTCAAATAATCTTTTTCTCAGTGCTGGCTTAGTGTAGTTGCCAGCTTCATTAACTCTACTTTTGCTCTTCTTTTTAGTGACCTTCGATTTGCTAGTTTTTCTAGCTGCCCCGCCTTTCGCAAGTTTTTGCTTTTTCGCCACACCTTTGATTGTTCCTTTGTTGGCTGCTGCATAGAATACGTCCTCGCCTTTTTCTGCACCATACTGCTTTTTCATAGCAGCTTTAATCTTAGAACCTTTAGCTGTAAGAGGCATTCTCCTTTAACTCCTTTGGGGCAGATATGATTCCTTTAGCTTTACAGTGACAGTCACTGCACTGCCTGTACTGGCAAGACCACGCAGTTTATCTCCCTTGAAAAGCCACAGAGGATCATCGTTAATCTGAAGCATTGAATTGCCTAGCAACTCAACTGTTTCTGCAATTGTGTAATACGTTGTGCTTTGGCTGTCATACCAGTCAAGGCTGAATGTGACATTAGATGAACTGGCGTTGCTGATAAAGATATTGTCAATTTCTGCTTCATAGTTGTTAGGAACAGTATAGATGTCTTGGTTGCCTGTAGTCAGTTCTAGTCCAACGGTGCGGTTCTTTGTTTCCATGTTACACTCCGTTGGTCAAATCATAAAAGATAAGTGCGCCAATAGCTGAACCTGCAGGCGTACCTGTTACGGCAGTACGAATACCAACCGTCATAATATCGCTTGTGCCACCTATTGTTCTACCAAGCTGCAAACTAAACTTGTAACCTGTTGGTGCGTCAACGCCACTACCAGCCTGTACAGTATTTGTAATATAGTCTAGTTGTACAACTTCACCGCCTGTCATTGCGGTAGCACTTACATCATAATCCACATTGGTAAATGCGCTGGTATCCCAAGATGGGCTTGTTAATGTGGCATTACGAACAAGTGTTATGATATAATCTTGTCCAGTAGTAGGCAAGACTTTAACAATTTGTGGAAGTACAACAGCATCAAGAGAACCGCTATTCAAACGGACGGATACTAAAGGTAAAGTTGTTAGACCGATACTTGAAAGCGTAGTAGTTCGTTCTGCAGCCAATTCGTTTACATCTTGTTGATAACCGCCTTCACTTATGACTGTACTACAAATTTGTTTCATTGTAGCGGCAGAACTAATAGTATCTGTTGCGGTAATCTCGTAACGTATCGGCAGAATAGCTGTCTTCATATAGACTGAAGTCAAGTTATTAGCGTTGTGAAACTTGTGGCAGATTACGTTCTGCCCATCAATTACAAAGCCTACACGTACTGTACCTACACCAAGCCACTCATAGTCAATCAAAAGAATCTGTGTCTTTGTTTCATCCAGTGTGTATCCACTAGGGCCAGTGCCATCCAGTTTATCTACATTCCAGTTAGCCTGTGTTACAAACCGTGCATCACTTGCGCTGCCGCTTGTTGATGTACGAATTACAAAGCGTAAATCTGTTTCATTCTGTTCAAAGTAGACACCATCATCAGAACCAAAATAACCTACACGTTGGCGTAGATTAGCCTGTGATGTAGCCATTGTAAATGTAGCAAGGGTAAGCAGTGACTTTCCCGGCTGGTATGGAAATACACGTTTTGTTTGCCGTATGACTTCACCAGTAGCAGTACCTACCGTCATAGAGTTGCTGCTCTCGTCAGGTAAATGAGCAAATGCTCCACTGCCTGTTGAACTTGTATCAAACTGTGGGTCAGCCTGAAAACGGTTCTGACTATCAAACAGAGTATAGGGCTGACTTATACGCAGTCTACCAAACGCATCGACTGTGTGGTCAGCAAATGCAACATCATTACCAGTAGTGCCAAAGACAACTTTATTTGGATAGCTTGTGATGGACATTGATTATACCTATCCAAAATATGCTTTAGGCTTATTCCGCTTATTCACATTTTTCTTGTGAACACCCGGACGCCTAATGCGTTTCTTCTTCATAAAACTATTGGCGTATTGCTTTGCCATTATGCTCTAGGATTCCTTTTGCCAGCGGTACGTGTACGTGCATATGACCTATTCTTTGTCTTGCTGACTACTTTCAAATTACTACGCCTGTTATCACGTGGGTTGCCATTACGATGGGCGACATCTTTGCCGTCACCTTTTTTGGCTACACCCGCCTTAATCAAAGTACGCCTAGCAGCATTACGCGCATTTCTACGTTTAATCTGCTCTGGCTTACCGTGGTAGTTATCGTATTCCTTGCGATAATTACGCTTGTAGTTTTTGCTGTTAGGCATTACTTACCTGTAATCTTTTTGTACGCTTCTGGACTTGCTTTTTTAAGTGCCTTTAGACCGGGATTATCTTTAACCATACCACCCGCAGCGTACATATGCTCTTTACCATTTGCCATACCACCACGCATCATCTTTGCCTTACCACGTTTTGGTTTAGGTGTTGGAAGTGTGATATCTATACGAAGTCCACCTGTCTTGTCTTTAGAAGTTTTAGGACCATATTCTTTTAGTACACGCTTAGCTTCTTTACGCTCTTGCACTGTGTAATCTTCTGGATTGTCCATAATCCGCATTGCTTCTGAAGGTCTCATCTCAGCCATTATTTTCTTCCTTTTACCATTTTACTTTATGCGACCAGTACTTTGCTGATAGCTTTGTGGTCGGCTTGCCTTGTGCATTGTGACGAGCATAGTAGCTACGCTTACGTGCTTTCTCTTTAGCTGTCTTAGGATTCTTGCCAGCACCTTTAACGCCCTGCTGACCAAAGCGTATAAGCCGTACTTTATCACCTTCTTTGGCTAGTACGGCATGTGATTTCTTAGGATGATTGGGTGTACGCTTGGGCTTATT